GGAAGAAGTTTTGATGCCCAGAGATTTGTGTCTCTCTGGAAGACGTTTACTCTCCTCATCATTGAGGGAGTAAATGGTGGGGGACCTCCGAATTTATCGGAGATTCGAGGTCTCTTTCGAAGGAATAACTCATCCCAACATGCCCTCAGATCCATTCTGAGAAAACTGGCTCCACGAAGTAGCCGGTGGATGAAGTTAAAACAACTGAAGTTCTTAGACACGGTACTGAACTTTAAAAAGTCCTGGGATTTCCTTCCTCAGGCCATGGAGACGGATGCCCTATTGAAGCATAGGGGTCTCCTGACGCAAGCCTTTCCTTTCACGAAAGTGATTGAAAGGCTCCCTCCCACGACGAATGTTTGTCGTAAACCGAAGTTTTCGGAGATTCCCCGTAGGGAACTTCCGAATTCTTCCTGTTTGGAGGGCCTCGTGCGTGTCGAGTTTGGCCGTAGCCGCTCGCAAAACGAGAAGGCTCTGGATGGTCCCTTGGAACTCCCAAAAAGGTTTTTTTGTCCTGTCAGTTTTGCTGACGATGAACTAAAACACAACCTTCTTAGTGCTCGGTTTCGTGTCTTCGCTTCAGAAGGCCTCGAATGCAGAGTGGTAGCAGTTCCTGACAAGGGTAAGTATCGTGTGATAACGGTTCCATCAGAGGCGCAGAAGTGCCTCCAACCCATCCAAGAGTATCTCCACAGTTATCTCAATAACTACGAGGAGTTCCGCCTAGTGCGGAGACCCGTAGAAAAAGAGGACATCCTTTGGCTGCTCAGAGAGCAACCATCGGGAGATAACTTCTGGATAGGTGGCGACTACGAAAGCGCCACGGACAACTTGCCGCTGGGGTTATCACAACAGGTTATTAACCTGATTCCCGGCTTACCCACAGAATATCTAACAGTAGCTGAACACTGTTTGGGTGCACATCAGTTGATTTATCCTGATGGTGTGAAAGTTGTTCAAAAGCGGGGACAGTTAATGGGAAATCTCTTAAGTTTTCCAATCCTCTGTCTCATCAACCTGATTAGTTTCAGGGAATTGTTCCCGCGACGTAGAGTTCTGATCAATGGTGACGACATACTATTCAGGGGTACTAGAAACGATTTTCTCCTTTGGGAGAAAAAAGTTTCCGAATATGGACTGATAGTAAATCGTCAAAAAACCATTGTTAGCAGAAAACTGGCCGTCATCAACAGCACCGTCTTCTTTGCTTTTAAAGAAGTATGTTTCTGTTTGCCAGTTTTCCCATGGTCGATGTTGGGTTCAATACATTCTGAACCAAGCTACCGAAGTCTGTCCTCCTTTCACCAATCGTTGGTAAAGAAGCACATGCCCTGGTATGCTTTCCCATGGGAAAGGCGTCCTTTGAACGCACCACTCTGCCTAGGAGGTCTAGGTGGTCGAGAGACCCCTACCCCTGGTGCGCTGAGTCGGCTGCTTTGTTTAAAGAGCCCGCCTAAGTTCAATCTCGCTAAGACTCTTCTAATGAGAAAGAGAAGAGAGATATCAGAACCTTTGGCCAGTTGGAGATTTTCAGCGCTCCCCGTTGCCGAACCACTCCGACCCTTCCATTTCGGGAAGGTGGCGATTCGGGACCGACCCGTTCTTTTGGGTCGGCGCTTTGTGCCCGACAAAAACACGATCTACTCCACGTAGACTTGGTGCCTTTACGGGGGCTCCCGGATGACGGCTTAATTGCCTGAGTGGTGTAAACCAAGTTGAACCTCTGTTCTAACAGGACTTAATACGAGGCTCAGGTTGTGTCCACATGGGAGTCGAAACGGTACTTGTA